CCTGCCGTGCTGACTACCACCCGCCTAGTACCCCTGACCCCGCAGCAGGCCAAGTACTACAACCTACTCAAAGAGCGCATGGCTGCTACCGCAGCGGGCGAGACAATCACGGCGGTCAACGCTGCTGCCAACCTCAGCAAGCTGCTGCAAATCTCTTGCGGCGCTGTATATACAGACGACAAGGACGTGGTGGAGTTCGATGCTGCACCGCGCCTGTCAGTGCTTGAGGAGATACTGGAGGAGACCGACCGCAAGGTCATCATCTTCGCGCTGTTTCGCTCCAGCATCGACACCATCTTCCACTACCTGACCAAGAAGGGCGTGGCCGTTGAGTGCATCCACGGCGGGGTAACCGCCAACAAACGCGCTGACACCATTCGCCGGTTCCAAAACGAGAAAGACCCCCGCGTGCTGGTCATGCAGCCGCAAGCGTCTGCCCACGGGATTACCCTAACTGCCGCCGACACTGTGGTCTTTTTCGGCCCGCTGATGAGCGTGGAGCAGTACATCCAGTGCATTGCACGGGCTGACCGCAAGGGTCAGAACTCCGACAAGGTAACAGTTATCCACATAGAAGGTAGCCCTGTGGAGAAGCAGATGTTCACAGCCTTGGCCTCCAAAGTTGTGGATAACTCGCTTATAACGAAGATGTTTGAAATAGCTATAAGTTCTTAAGAAAGGAGCACACAAAGCCAAAAAACCCATGTACACTGTCCAACCTTAGACAAAACAACAGGAGAAGTAAATGACGGAAATTGCAGTACCCATCGACAAGTTGGCTCGGGTTTATCGTAAGATAAAAACCGAGATCGACACGCTCACACAGGAATACGACACCAAGTTCGCAGCCCTAAAAGAGCAACAAGACGAAATCAAATTCGCCATGAAAGACCAGATGCAAGCGCTCGGCGTGCGGTCTGTGCAAACCACCTTCGGAACCGTGTCAATGATCCACAAGACACGCTACTCAACACAGGACTGGGACTCGTTTAAGAAGTTCATCATCGAGCACGATGTCGTAGACCTGTTAGAGAAGCGTATCGCGCAGAGCAATATGGCAAAGTTCCTTGAAGAGAACCCCGGTTCAGTGCCACCCGGCCTGAATTCGTTTTCGGATTTTGAAATCCGCGTAACTAAACCAAGCAAGTGAGGTAAGTAGTATGAGTAACGTATCAATTTTTTCCGGCTCGAAAGTCCCCGCTTTCGCTCGTAACAACGAATTGTCGGCAACAGCCCGCGCCCTGACCGGCGGCGGAGCGCAAGGCGCAACAGGCAAGCGCATCTCCATCAAGGGCGGCGTGTTCCGTCTGATCGACGGCGGCAAGGAGATTGCTGCAATCGACGAGCGCCATTTGGATGTGGTCATCATCAAGGCTGCGCCCGAGGTGAGCCGCCAGTACTACGCGGCAGCGTACAGCGCCGATGCTGTGACGGCCCCTGACTGCACCAGCGAGGACGGCAAGACCCCTGACGCCGCGTCCAAGAACAAGCAAGCAGCCTCGTGCATGACCTGCCCACAGAACCAAGCCGGTTCGGGTACGGGTAACAGCCGCGCCTGCCGCTACTTGCAGCGCATGGCTGTGGTGCTGGCCAACGATATCGAGGGCTCTGTGATGCAGTTGACGCTGCCCGCTACGTCGATCTTTGGTAAGGAGCAAGGTGACAAGCGCGCTCTGCAAGCCTACGCCCGCTACTTGGCAGCGCAGAACCCGCCGGTTAACCCCGAGCAGATCGTGACGCGCATGAAGTTCGATACTACCTCCGAGGCTCCCAAGCTGCTGTTCGCAGCTACCCGCTGGTTGGAGGAGGATGAGTACGACACCGTGGTGCGCCAAGCCGATACTGAGGAGGCCAAGAAGGCTGTCTCCAATGGAGCGCCTGCTGCACCCGCAGTGGCTCCCTTGAAGTTGGCAGGCCGAGCGCCCGTGGTAGCCGCCGAAGAGGAAGAAGCCCCAGCCCCCAAGGCGAAGGCCAAAGCCAAGCCCGCCGTGGTCGAGGAGGAAGATACAGCCCCCGAGCCCGAGGTGCGCAAGACGAGCACTAAGCCCACTGCTGTGCCGGTTGCCAAGGGCAAGCTGGCTGACATCGTTGACGCTTGGGACGACGAGTAAGTAAGTTTCGCTGGGCCGCAGGCAGCGGTCGCATTGCATAGGTCGGCGGTGCAGTTTCCCGTCGTTAAATAAAGACTCACATACCTATGACTGCGTTTCCTGTTCTGCGTGTCCCAGCGCTCTATTATTTCTAAACTATGGCTTACTCACAAAAAATTATCGACTTGGTTGCGTCCTCACCTAAGACACCGGGGAACCGACTCGGGCGTTGGGCAATCCATCTTGACTTTCCGGTTACCAAAATCGCCTATGCACTAGGCGTTACCCGACAGACTGTGTACAACTGGTTTGCGGGTAAAGATGTTTTTGGCGCGTACCAAAACCGCGTCGAACTTTTATTAACAATTATGTCCACGTCAGCAACCGCTGATGAGGCTTGGAGAAGAATATGCACGGAATACAACCTCAAACCCTGACCAATGACGAACTGGAGCGCTTGACGTACATCGCGGGTTTTAACGTACTGCCACTTGATTGGGCCAAGGAGATGCTGAGGCGAACGGATAAGGATTGGAAGTCTGAACAAACCAAGAACCCTGACCAGCTTGAACTAGACCTCTCCTAACCTAACCCGAGGATTCCTATGGAACCGCTTGAATTCATGGCGGCGGTTCTACCGCCCCCGGGTAACGGGCGCTATTGCGCGGTGGAACTGACTAATAAAAAAGAACACGTTTACGTAGAGGAGCTAGAGCAACTAAGTGGGCCAATCAATCGCTGGAACGAAGCAAAGTACGACATCTACTTTGCGCTGACAACATTCGGGGACATAAACAAGCGGGAAGCCGCCAATGCCCGGATGGCAAAGTGCATTGCAATCGACGTTGATTGCAACCACCCCAAGGACATTCCCGAGAAAGACGGGACAATCAAACCCAAGGCGTACGCATCTGCCCGCCTAGCGGCGCAGGCCATCATGACCTTTACGGAGGAAGTGGGGCTGGCAGCTTTGGGCAACCCGTGGCTGGTCGCTTCGGGCGGTGGGGTACACGCATACTGGCCGCTGACTGAGGCAGTGGATATTGCCGAGTGGAAACCTGTAGCGGAGTCGTTCAAGCGCCTGTGCGTACAGAAGAAACTCGGCATTGACCCAACAGTGACAGGCGATGCAGCGCGGGTGCTGCGCGTACCGGCGACGACCAATCGGGGCTTCAAGGGCAAGAAGCAAGTGCGTGGGGAGACCAACGTGCGCTTCATGAACGAAGGTGACCTGTTTGATTTGCAAGACGTGCGCGCACTCCTTGAGCGTGAGTTGGTCGGGACGGCGTATGCAATCACGGCTGCGCCGCCGAGCGGCGGGTTGGTACTACCGGGGCAGCGCCCTACAAAGCCAGCCAGCCCCTCCAACGTCAAGCTGTACGCCAATAGCATCACCAAGTTCGGCAACATCTTTAAGCTGACCAAGCAAGATAAGGGTTGCGAACAACTGCGCTATTACGTGGAGCACGCGGACGAGGATGGCATGGAGCCGCTGTGGCGGGCGCATCTAAGCATTGCGCAAAAGTGTGAGGACGGCGAGAAGGCGGCGGTGTGGCTTAGCGGCCTGCACCCCTACGACGAAGACCGGATGCGTACTAAACTGGCTGAGATCAAAGGCCCGTACCCCTGTACCAAATTTGACTCAGAGAACCCCGGCGTGTGCCCAAGCTGCCCGCACTGGGGCAAGATCACCAACCCTTTAATACTGGGCCGGGACACGGCAATCAGTGTGCAAGCCAAGGAGGTTGTGATTGCCGAGCCAACGGTGTCAGAGGAAGTGCGCAGCGTGCTGCGCCCTGAACCGCCAAAGGGTTATGCCTACGGCGAGCATGGTGGTGTGTTTGTCTTGAAGGACGATGAGGATGCCGATGGCAACAAAGTGCGGCGCAAGATCATGATTGTGCCGTACGACTTGTTTCCTGTGGACATTTTGATGAGCAACAGAGAGCACACCATCCACATGATAGCGTTGCGCCCCGATGGTGGGCAAACAGTAACGCTACCGCAAAAAGCGGTTGTCAGTAAAGACGAGACATTGAAAAGCCTTGCCAACCAAAACGTCATGGCTTCCTTTGGTTCGTTGAACGACAACAATTTGTTTTATTACATACGAGCGAGTGTAGAAAAAATGAGCATGGAAAAAGCACCTGTACGAGTACCCGAAAGCTACGGCTGGCAGAAGGATGACACCTTCGTCTACGCGGGACAAATCTATTCCAAGGGCAAGCCTATTGCCGTACCTATGGCCGGGCTGGAGAACATCGTCAACAATACGCAGCCCACCGGCAGCATTGAAGCGTGGCGCACTTGGGTCAATCTGCTGATTCGCCACAAGATGTACGACCACTTGGCAGTTGTCCTCGCCGGGGCTGGCTCCCCACTGATGCGATTCACCGGCATCTACGGCATGACATACCACTGCGCAGCGCGGGACTCGGGTACTGGCAAGACGCTGGCGCTCGAAGGCGCAGCTTCAGTTTGGGGTCACCCCACCCACTACCGCACAGGCAAGAGCACGTCAATGGTGGCGATGCAGCAGCGCCTTGGCCTGCTCAACAGCTTGCCCTTGGTGACCGACGAGATCACCAGCAAGAACCGCGAGACGCCCAATTGGTTCTCTGAGTTCCTGCTGGACATGACCGAGGGGCGCGGCAAGGAGCGCATGGAGTCTGGGGCCAACAAGGAGCGCATCAACAACTCAACGTGGATGGCCAACGCCATCATGTCCTCCAACACCTACGTGGTCGACAGCCTGACCGGTCTGCGTAAGGTGGGCTCGGAGGGCGAGATGCGCCGCCTGCTGGAGTTCCGTATGAACGAGACCCGGTCGTGGTCACATGCCGAGGTCGAGATACTGCGCTCCCTGTCGAGCAACTATGGTGTGGCCGGTCATCTGCTGGCCGACTTCTACGCCAAGAACGTGGACATGCTCAAGACCTTTGTGCCTGAGATAGTTGAGCGCATGTACGAGGAGTACGGCGCTACCAACGACGAGCGCTTTTGGATGGCCAGCATTGGGGCCAACATTGCCGCCGGTATCCTGATGAGCGACAACCACACCGGCATTGCCAACTTCCCGTTGGAGCACATCATTGAGGCGTACCGCAAGCGCATTGAGTACCAGCG